CGATGACAAACGCCTTCGGCTCAGCGGCCGACTTATCGACGTCAGCATTCGCTGCCCGGGCCTGCTTCTCGATGTCGGACAGGCGCTTGCCTTCCTTGACCAGCTCCAGGGCATCCTTGGCGCTCAAAAGGCTGGCGTCAGCGTTCGGCGCGGCGGGCTCCTTGATGCCAGCCAGTTCCTTCTTGATCAGGTCGGCAGCCTCACCGCGGGCGAACGCTGCTTTACGCTGCTCATCGGTCAGCTCGGCCAGGCCAGCCTGGCGCACGGTGTGGGCCTCTTTCGCCAGATCCTCGTCCGTCAGGCCCTTCGCCTCGGCCCGGCCCTTGTAGTCGGCGTTGAAGCCCAGGCCGCCAGATTGCTTCGGCACCGGCGCGAGATCCTGCACCGACAGCGCTTCGGGATCCTCACTGAACATCGGTACTTCACCGATGCCGGCGTCAGAGCGCGCCGACGCGTCGCCCACCAGCTTCTCACGGGCTTGCTGGATGACATCCTTGGCCTTTGCCAGGAGATTGGCGTGATGGCGAGCCTTGACCTTTGCAAGCGCCTTCTCGGACAGGTGCGCGTAGTCAGCCTCGGGGAATTCCATGTCCTTCGCGGACCAGCCGGCCTTCTTGCCGACGTCGGCGATCACGCTCTGCTCGGCCTGGCGCTTGGCCTGGACGATATTTTTGCGCGCGGTTTCCTTCGCCTCATGGACGCCATTGGCCTTGTCTGCCTTGGTCTGCTCTTTTTTCTTCGCGGATTTGCCGGCCTGCTTTTCGGCGGCCTCGGCCTTGTACTGGCTCTCGCTCTTCACACCGCGCAGCTTCAGATGGTTCAGGCTGCCGCCAGCGCCACCAATTACCTTGGCACTGCCATCTGGCTGCGGCTGGATGAGCACGGCCTGCCCTTTGCCCTCCCCGCTGTTTATTGTAATCCAGTGGCTCCCAGGCGGGATCGATTGAGCTTTCACTAGCAGGACAAGTTTTTTCATCCCGCTATTTTGAAGTCACGACATCGGGTCGAATGTGTTTCTCTTCTTGAGGTTTTCCAACCAGATCATGGGCTGCAAATTGCCGGCTACATGCAGGCCACAAACCAGCTTGCCATTCAGCGGGATTATGTGATCGACGTGGTGTGCGATCCCAGTCTCAGCGGATAACCGCCTCGCTTCGAGATAAATCAGATAGATTGCTTCGGTATCAGCCCACCCAGGAGTTGCGCGAGCAATACGTTTTTGTCGAAGCCTGTTCAGGTGATAGAAGCGCGGCCTATTCTCTTCCAGCCAGCGCCGCGCAGTGGCTTTGAACTTCAGTCTATTTTCGGCCCAATAGGCACGCTTCTGCTCGTTGACCTTATCGGCATTTTTCTCGTAGTAGCGTTTATTTTTGCCTTCCATGTATTCACGCTGCTCGATCCAGCGATCGCGATCATATTCAGCTCTTGCAGCCTTCGCGCCAGGCGCCTTGCGCGCCACTGCGACCCTTTCTCTGTGGCACGCCAAGCATGATTTTCCCTTAGCTCCGCGAAGAGAGATGTGTCCATTCTTGCAAGGGCGCCCAGTGAAATAATGGGACAGAGATCGCGCCAATGCGTCGGCGCGAGTGATCAGATGTAAGTGCATTTTTTATTTACGCAGTAGTCCAGTGAACACCTACGATAACAGGTTTCTCAGCAGGTCGCCGAACTCAGGATCATCGCCAGGTTCATCGTCGATCACAGGCACCCATCGACCGCGGCAATGGGGGTGCGCTAAACCGGCTGGAAGGTGCCACATTTCCTCTGGCAGCCTGGGCACCAACACATCACCCACACGCTTGCGCGGTGATGCAGAGCGGCCCACGTTGTTCTTGCCCGGCCAGATCATCGTCTCCGGATCTTTGTCGGGATGGTCGGGGCTCACCACCGTGGCGATCACGCCATCGATCTTTTTGCAGAATGCGCAGGCGCCGACATACTGCTCGACGCGCTTTACCTTCGTGCCCGGCACCAGGCTGGCGACGTAGCCCTGGGTTTGGGCTTCGCCCGCCTCGGTCACGGCAATCCGGCGCCAGTCGCGGTTGAGCGTGGCGAACTGATCGAACAACTTGGTTTCGAGCGACTGCCCTGGCGTTCCGGCCACCTGGGCCTGCTGATCCTCAAGATGCTGGACGATGGTGCTGCGCAGCCGGTGGCGCACCGACTCGGTAATCGCGCGCACGTTCTCAGCGCAGCGCACCCGGGCGAACTCCAAGGTGTTGCGCATCAGGGCCGGGAGATGGAATTGCGACGTGGCTGTGCTGACCAGGCTTGGCAGTGCGCCCAGGATCTTGTCGGCGGTTGCAGCTGTAATGAGTTCTGCGGCGATGTTCGCCTGCACCTTACCCATCATGCCGGATCGAGTCGAAAGCCACTCAGCCTCGGTTCGCAGCTCGTCAGCAGGCAGGTAACGCTGGACAACGTAGTCCACCGCCATCATGTGATCGTCAAGCGCCCACTGCGCTGGAGGAAGGCTTTCGAGGTACAGCTTGACCAGGGTCAGCTCGGCTTCGTTCCAGCGCTCCATCATGCCGGGGCGGACGACAGGGAATGCCGACTGCTGGTGATGGTTGCCGGCTTCCCAGGCGAGGATCTGCTTTTTGACGTGGGCAAGGCGATCGAGGCCGCGCTGGGTGAACAGCTCGACCAGCCTGCGGATCAGCAAGGACTCGTGAGGGCTCCAGATCCCGGCGTCGTGGTCATGGGTAGATTTGAAGATGTGCTCAAGCGCGTCGTCTGTCGCGGCCTGGCTTAGACGTTGGACATCGATAAACAAGGCCATGGGAATTCCGTGATGGAGGGATAAATGCGCCCCGGCCGACGTTGCCGCCGACCAAGACTTCCACCGATACGACTACACCGGCGAACCGGTGCTCAGGGCTGCGCTCTCAGATTTTCCTGCCGACCATCATTGCTGACGGGCAGACCTCGATCCATGCGAGGTGGAAAATGCTCCGGCCATTTAACCCTGGCCGGACCGTGTCAGGATTCACGGTATGTCGGGCCTCAAGTCGGTTTCTTCTTTGGCGCGGCGTTCAGCTTCAGTTGCTCGTCGCGCGCCTCGGGCGGGATCGCGATAAACCGCTGATGCCCATCCTGATTTTCAACGATCATACCATCATCGCCGTGCTTGAGCACTTTGTAGTCCTGCTTCGCACGACTTGCATGACCTGCGATATGCGCCCACTTCAAATTGTGTTTCTCGCCCTCGTGCTCGACGGTGCAGCCATGCTTCCCGGTGCTCAGCACCTTCCCGCACTTCGGTTTCCCTTTGTGATGGAAGAACACTTCGTCGCCCTTGTACGCCAGATTCATGGATCAACGCTCCAGATCGGCAGGCCGAAACTCTTGGCCATGTCCTCACCTTTCTCGGCTGGCGCTGGCTTCCCAGGCTTGGCTGGCGCGCCGGCTGGCTTACCACCGAATGGCTTACCAGGCTGATCAGTCGCACCAGGCACTGCGCCAGGTTGGCTGCCGTCCGGAGCATCGGGATTGCCGTAATCATCTGCCTCAGGCGCCGGTGCCTGGCTCTGCATGTAGGCGCCCATCGTCACCTGATTCAGCGGGCACTCGCCCCAGTCGACTTCATCCTGTCCGCGGGCCTTGCGGGCTTCGTTGACAGTGCTCAGCGCCTGTTCTTCGATCCACGCCTGCTCTGGCGTCGTCTCATCGAGGCCGGTCCAGCGGAACACGTACTTGTCGCCGAACTCGGAAACGACGTAATCGCTGAACAAATCCTCGAAGTGCGACAGCAGCGGGCGCAGGCCCTTGTCCTTCGAGTTGATCAGTTTCTCTTCGGTGTCGCTGCCCGACAGTGGGCTCGCACCGGAGTTGAAGGTGGAGAAGTTGATCTCGTCCGGAGACATGCCGTAGATCGCGCAGATGATGCTGGTCAGCAGCTCCATCCACTTGGCGAACATGACCTCGTTGACGTCGACGCCGAAGTTTTCGAACGACGCCTTGGATTCTTGGTTCTTGGAGACCATCACCGGCAGCGTCCAGGCATTGTTGATGCCCTTCACCATCGCATTCCAGTAGCGCTTGAACGCGCTCAGGTCTTCGTTGGAGTAGTCGCCGGAGAGATGCAGCATGCCTTTAGGGATGGCATTGCTGTCGAAATACTTATTGTTGTACGTCATGGCGTTGAGCAGGCCGGTCACCGTGGTGATCAGCAGCTCAGTTTCCGACATGCCGTAGCCGCCGACCAATACATCGGTACGTGGGTTTCGCGGAACGTAGATCAGGTCATCGACGGTATATGCGGAGCGCAGATTGCCCTGCACCACCTGCAGCGCGAAAATCTCATCGTCGCCGCGATAGCCTTCCTCGGAGCAAAGGCGAATGGTCGAGCCGTCGACGGCGTACAGCCCATCAAGGCCGAGGCGCTTGTCACGCTTCCACTCGGTCTCGATCGGCGCGCTGTCCATGATCAGACTGTCTCGGATCAGCTTGCCCATGAAGCCGGAAAAGTTGTCACGCTTCAGGCGGGTCCGCTGGCGCGGGTTCGACTCCCAGCCGCAGTTGGTAAAAAAACCTTCCAGCAGCTTGATCGACTCAGTTTCGCGCTTGCCGAGGTTGGCCGACTGATCCTTGAGCCGAACAGCGAAGCCAGGCCCCTTGCCGCCTTCCTGCACACGGCAGAACCGCTTTACCTGGCGCTGGCGGGTCAGGATCACCGCCGACAGGACAGGCGTGCTGTCGACCATGTTCCGCATCATGTCGAAGCCGAACGAGCCCGGGCGCTCGTAATAATCGCCAAGCATCTGCACCTGGCGGTCATCCAGATACACGGACTGCATGCCCCGGCTGTTCTGTTGCACAGCCCTCGTCGGGAACGGAAGCACGTTCGGCTTCATCAGCGATTTGTGAAAATCGGACTCTTCCTGGGCGCGCTGCATGTACTCGATGACGGGCATCATATCGGGCACGGTGGAAGGCATCGCGGCCTGGGTGGCAACGGTCATGGCATCGCGCTGCTCGTCGGCAGGCGCTGCAGGGTTATAAGCTACTTCGAGGGCGATGTCGGTCATAGCCGAAGCATGACATCACGACGCCGCAACAGGTATCCAAACTCCTTTTATTTGAGTATCATCGCGCATCCCAATTCTGACGACGAAATTATGATCAAGCCCTCCGAGCGCTTGCTTCGGCAGCACTGGATAGAGCTGACCACGCGCATGACCGAACACGGTCGCGAAAAGCTCTGCCCTAAATGCCAGGAATGGTGGCCGCACGACGAGACTTGCTACGGCTGGATACCGTCACGCGGGCATTACCGAAGCTGGTGCATCTCCTGCGAAGTGAATTCCACCAGGGTCTATCGCAAGCGGATAGCTCAAAAAGCTGTTGCGCATACTCAATTATGAGTTGCATACTTGCATCACACCGAAGCCCGACCGGTCGCCGGGCACTCAAGTAGGAAAGGAAATGAAATTAATCAAGAATGCCGTCATCTACAGCGCAAAGCTGCCGGATGCTCACAACCTGGCCATTCACCTCGCTGAACTGCCATACGCCGCGATCAACGAGTCGCAGCTGTCCCGTTCGAGCTTTGTGCCGAACAAGATCACCAACGAGCTGGTCACCGAATTCAACGGCGGTCTATCTTTCAGCCTTCGTTTCGACGAAAAGATCCTACCGAAGAACATCGTCAAGGCCCGGGCCCTGGAGCGCATTGCTCACGTTGAAAGCCTGAGCGGCCAACGCCTGAGCAAGGTAGAGCGCCTGGCGATCGTTGACGACGTGCATGCCACCCTGGCAAAAACCGCACTGGTCAAGACGGCAGTCATCACCGCCTTCTATTACATCGCTGACAATCTTCTGATCGTGCCGGTCAGCAACAAGCGCCTGGCAAGCATTGTGGTAGGCAATCTGGTCCACGTGGTCGGCAGCGTGAAGACCACCACCATCAACATCAGCGACATCAAGAACGGGCTCACCACTCGCC